AACAGGTACAGTGGTAGTATAAATAGCTCCAGCAGGATCACCCCTATAATACGGAAAAGTACACTGGTTCACTCGTAACGTTCCACTGGTAGCTGTAGTGGGACCATAAGAAGAATGATAACAATATCGCTTTAATAGAGTACGAAGCGACTCAATCGTCTCACCAGGATAAACATCAAAAAATTGCGGATCTTGTTTCTCGACCATACCAATGTCGAGATTGCAACTTTCCTGGGAAACTGGAGCATTATCTTGCTCGGAATTATTTTCCATGTCCACTTCTGGTTCAGGCGCAGACTGCTTTTCGTAGACGAAAGAGGTGCAAATAACATCACACAAACATTCATCATCTTCAACTTCTGGACAAGATTGAGGAAAGTATGTGAGATTTGAAATACGGGAGCCAGTAGGATTCATAACACAAAAATCATCACACATTCTTGTAAAAACATTAACAGTGATATCATTATTTGCAACTGAATTAGGCGTCGTTAACTCGTTGATGACAAAAACGCCAAGTTGCCCATTACTAGCATCAAGTCCAAAATGAGACAAAGAACCGGGTACACCAAAATTTTCGGAACCACCAAGAAGGGAAACATTATCAGTATTCAGCCAATGACGATCTTGGCCCCATGGAACCTTAATAGTAACATCACGAGTTTCTGCTAAATCAACAATCTGTGAATAGTTAATATTATCCTCATTATCACCACTCAGGTGAGACACGTCACTGGGGTCATAAACAATCTTCACTCGACCCTTATGATATTTACTACACACAAATTGGAAACGAATTTCCATAGTACCATGCCAAAAACGAAATAGTTGAGAAATAAAACAACTAGGAGTAAAATGGTGTTCATCAGTAGAACCAGTTGTTAAAACACTAAACAAAACTGGTGTCAAATTAATTGCAAATAAACCATTATCAACTATATCTGAAATCCGCCATTTAAAACTAGTCAAATAACTTTCACGCATCGCAATTGCCTTAATAACCATATCATCAGATCCATCAAGTCCTGCAACACGACTATCAACAGTGGTCTCTTGCTTAATGTCAAGAGCCAACTTAGTAGAATTATCAACTACATTTGTATTGGCCAAATTACCGATATATTGATTCTTAAAGAAGGTGGTACCCTCTATTTGAACTGGGCGAGAATAACCAAAAAGTCTAGCAATATTTGAAGCACCAGTAGCAGCAATTTGAGTAGCTTTCGCGTAAGGTCCGATAACAGGAGCCGTCTCAAGCATTCCCGCAATCTTCGCAAAGGTAGACAGAGGCCTCGAAAGAACACCCGCACTCTTGTCATACTCATCCTGCGGAGGCGTCTTTTTATTCTGGGTAGACGTAAACCCACTTTTCTTCTTTTGTGAAGAACTGTCTCCTTTTCCGGATTGAGACTCATATTCGGGTAAAGACTGTGGGACAAGTGTGCTCGCGTCATGAGCAGTAGGAACACCAAATTCAACATCAGTGGCCCAAGCATACACTTGTATTGTAATAGTATCAGTGGCGTCATTCGCATGCTTAAGGGGATTAATTGTATGCATAATAATACTCCCCATATCACGCCATTCAGCAGCTGGAATTTGAAGATAATTCTTAAAATAGAAGAAAGGTAACACCAATTCACCACCTGAATTAGTAGTAGGATCAAGATAAACATGTGGTCGTTGACTCGCCTCCACAACATCCTGAATAAAAAATGCACGGTCAACAGTCATATCGTCGATTGAATTCGTCCCCTGAAAAGGGATATAAGACGCAATAATACGACCATAGTGAAACGCATTTCCATTTATCTTAAAAGATACATGCATCCTACACCTCAATAAATTGTAATTGTTGATTCTATTGATATTTCGCTTATTCTCCCAAAATAGCGACCAAGGATCAAAAGATTCAAAAACAGTTGAGCCAACAGCCCAATTCAAAGTAAAAATACGAATGGGTCGTGAGAAAAAATCCTCAAGCCCCTCATTTTCCCCTGAAATAGTAGACATTGTGGCATCGGGAGATGTTGGAACTTCATACGACCACGAAGGGTTACCATCCATAAAAGTAGTAACTTGTTCCGTATCCTCATGGTCTTTCTTGTCATTTATATTTATATTTAATTTAGAAGTAAGTATATAATACGTATAACATGTAGTACACTCAAACTACATACAACGTGCACAATTTTGCTGCGAGCTAACAGCCCCCCTAAATAGGGGTTGAACACGAGGGCTCAGCTCAATGTGTATAAAGCCTATACAACAAACGTGGAATATGCAAAACCACAACATGCGTACGGTAACCATATATACACAGCCTATGTTTCTTTTACGCACCATGCGAAGGTATCATAGGCAGTACCATTAATCCAATATTTAAAGACGCCAAGAACAATCAAGTTCCGGCGTCTCGTGTTGTTCACCCAAATATTTGTTGCGCCATCGCACAACCCAATGTTCGAATGAACAATCCAGATTGTTGCACAAAACATCTAACTTCGTCTCCCTAGCAACTAATCTAATTTGTCCAAGCCGTTTTTCATAGACATCACGGCCATGATAAAACCAATCCTGTATGGCGTTATCAATATTTTGAACGGCTTGTTCCTTTGGAGAGAGGGCACTAGATTTCAATACACAATGTAGAGCTTTAAAAATAGACTCCTCATCGAGTGCACCAACCCAGTGCCCTAATTCCTCCATGTAAACATTTTTCCTCTTCAACAAATCAGCATCCTCATCACTCATAAATGGAATTGCTTCAGAACTCTTATCTGGCATAGTAAACTTCATACCAACCGAATCCAAAAATTTAGCAAACTTAATATGATCAAATTGCGATGTAATGGAATCATGAATGGAACTCTTAGCATCATCGCCATAAGTAATCAGAGAAACCACACTCCTAAACGAAGGTGCAGATGAGTCAAGAAGAGTAAAATATCCAGAACGGAAAAGCAAAGAATTAACAATGGAATTAATGTAAACTGTAAGATTCTGTCCCGAAGGATTTGAACCTAACAATTCTACCAGATCACCATTGTAAGCCACAACAGGATAACAAACATCCGTAGCCATGTGACCCATGATCATCAAACAAACATCAGAATAGCCAACTTCCTTTGCCAGTCGTATCATAACGCTAAAAGCCGCAAACATCAACTGAGGCGACATAGTGAGATCATACTTACTATAATCACCAGCAAGAATATTATCGCCACCAAAACGTCTAATATGTCTGGTCAACTGATCCCACTCAGGACCAACAGCATTGATACCAACGGCGCATTCAGAAACTAAAGGATTACAACTCATGAACCGGGCAACCGGTAAATAGTATTTCCTAATGAGCAACTGAAGCGCTATAGGGGAGGCTTGGAAAACACGGACCTTATCCTTATCTAGCCTGGTAGGTTCGTCTTTTAAACACCCTTTAAAAACAGGGTATGTTCGTACCCCCCGCATATAACACCTCTCCATCTCTTCAGATTCTTTCCAAAACATTTCATTGATATCACGAGGACAATCATGTGAAGGATAATCCGAAGGATTCAAGTCAAACATATATTCTGATTTAGGTCCATTCAGTGGGTAACCCACAGAAGTATAAGGAGCAATTGCATTAACGAACTTTCGCCCATCAATCCCGCTAATATTTTCCAAACGGGAGAGTGGGCGCAACTCATCCTTCCACCAACTCTGAGTACTTAAAAGATCGATCAAAGGCTGCTGATAATCTTCAACTGCACGACACAAAATACGACCTTCAACACCAATAGTTGT